CACGGACAAAGTGCAGATATTGCACTTGGTACTGACAATTTCGGGGCAGGAGATCAAGGTTTGATGTTTGGATATGCTTGTAATGAAACTGATAATTATATGCCTAGTGCAATATATTGGAGTCATCGTATAGTTGAAGGATTAACACAGGCAAGAAAAAATGGTATACTAAAATTCTTAGGTCCTGACGCAAAGAGCCAAGTAACATTTGAATATAACGATGATGGTATTCCAAAAAGAATTGCCAAAGTAGTTTGTAGTACTCAGCATGATGCTGACGCTGATATCAATGACTTACGTAAAGTGGTCAGTTCTTTCATTCGTAACTTACTACCTGGTAAGTATGTTGATGACAATACTGAATTTTATATCAACCCTACTGGCCGGTTTGTTATTGGTGGGCCTGATGGTGACACCGGCCTCACAGGGCGAAAAATTATCGTCGATACTTATGGCGGCTACAGTCCTCATGGTGGTGGTGCTTTTAGCGGAAAAGATCCTACCAAAGTAGATCGTAGTGCCGCATACATGATGCGCTACATTGCCAAGAACATTGTTGCTAGTGGAAGAGCTCCTTGGGCTACTTGCCAAATTAGTTATGCCATTGGTATGTCTGAACCAATGAGTTTCTATATTGAAACAGCTGATACAAAACAAAGTCGTGAATTAACTAAATGGGTTCAAGAAAACATTGATTTAACGCCAAAAGGTATTATTGATCGTTTCAATTTGTTCAGACCAATCTATGGTTTAACAACTAATTACGGACATTTTGGTAAATCGTATTTGCCATGGGAAGAAGTGGATTTATTTTAATGCTAAACAAACTAAAAAACCTATTTGCTAAAAAAGAAGATCCAGGTAAAAACTGGAAAGAAAGCAAGGAGCCTCAGGTCCGTGTTATTAACACAGACTTTGATGAAAACAATCCAAGACAAGGCTTCATGGAATTGGAATGGAACCCTGCTTTTATTATTTTTCTTAAAGAGCACAACTATCAAGGCACCAACGAAGAAGAGATAGTTGACAAATGGTTCACCGATTTGTGTAAAAATATTGGACAACAGTTGGATGAAGAATCCAAATTTGTAGCTGATGCTGATGTTTTACCAAAGAAGCGTAGAAAAGTTGACAAAAAAGTTTAAAGAAGGTATAATAGCATGTCTTCTAAAAACTTAACTTTTAAAGTTAATTGGGTTGGCGACAGCCATATTGTTGTTGCCCTCAAAAAACAAGAAGAAGATAATTGGAATGAGTTCTTAATGACAGCCAGAGAATACGCAGAGTTTATGAGTCTTATGCAGGAGTTTAACATGGCTTTCAAAGAACAACTTGATCAGAAAATTATTGAATCTTACTTTAATGAATAAAACTTACTTACTTGTAGATGCCGCTAATATGTTCTTCAGAGCAAGACATGTTGTGCGAGGCGAGGATGCAGAAACTAAAGCTGGTATGGCTTACCATATCATGTTTAACAGTATTAACAAAGTGTGGCGCGACTTTAAAGGTAGCCACGTTGTTATCTGTCTCGAAGGTCGAAGCTGGCGCAAAGATGTATACGAGGGTTATAAGCGCAACCGCACAGAGGCTCGTGCGGCACTAAGTCCAAAAGAACAAGAAGAAGAACAAATGTTTTGGAAAGCCTTTGATGATCTCAAAGAGTTTTTTGAAGCTAAGAGTAATTGTACAGTACTCCAACATCCTCGATGCGAAGCTGACGACTTTATTGCTCGTTGGACACAAGTACATCCAGATGACACCCATGTTATTGTAAGTAGCGACAGCGACTTTTATCAATTACTGGCGCCAAATGTCAAACAATTTAATGGTATCACTAAACAGTTAATTACAGTTGACGGTATCTTTGACGAAAAAGGCAAACGAATCAAAGATAAGAAAACTAAGGAAGAGTTGCCTCCTCCAGATCCACAATGGTTACTGTTTGAGAAATGTATGCGTGGCGATACTACTGATAATGTCTTTTCAGCTTACCCAGGTGTCAGAGAAAAAGGTACAAAGAATAAAGTTGGTTTGAGAGAAGCATTTGCCGACAGAGATACCAAGGGCTATAATTGGAATAACATGATGCTTTCTCGTTGGGTTGACCACGAAGGCGTCGAGCACAGAGTTCGCGACAAGTATCTATTCAATAAACAACTAATTGACTTGACAGAACAGCCAGAAGACATTAAAATAGCATTAGATGAAACAATTGCCACTGTTACAGGAAAGGCTCCTGTAAAGCAAGTGGGCATGCATTTTGTTAAATTTTGTGGTAAATGGAATCTCATTAACATCGCAGACAGAATGGCAGAACATGGCGAATATCTCGGAGCAACATATAAATGATTTTAGCTAAAAGTATTATTAAAGATAAATTTTGGATTCTCGAAGAAAATGCCAAACGTGTTGGTATGATGAACTTTAAAGATGATAACTATACTATCAATCTTAAACGCAAGGACTTTGTAGTACACAACACCAATGAACTTAAAAATCTTGGCATTGAATTTGTTGTTAGAGATCTAACGCAGGGCGGAAATATTGAAGTTATGGGGTATCCCACAGATCAAGAAGAAGTATTTAATATTAAGGAAATGGATGGATATCCAACATTTACTAAAAAATCAGCCAGTAAGAGTGCTCACGTAGCAGGATGGTATGGATTAAAGTTTAAAAATGGTTGGGTGTGTAGTTTGTGCCCACGCTTTACCACTATTAAAACAAATGTATTTGTGGGTCCTTATAAAACTAAAATGGATCTCAAAGTTGTACTAGGCCAACAAAAGGAAGTGATTTTGGAAGATTAAGTTAGCATTTAATCTGTTTTTCTGATAAATAAAAGTAGGAGAAACAGATAATGGCTAGACCAAAACCTACTATACTTTTAACATACACCGACCCAAGCAGTTACAAAAGCGAAGAGATTTTAGAAGCCGAAGCCATCTATGCTGTTTTTTATCAAGGCAAACCTTTTAATCTCAGAACTCACTTAAACAGTTTACAAGATTATCCTGGTCCAAAATATAAAAAAGTAAGTTTTAGTAACTCAGGTCATGCATTTAATCTAATGGAAAAGATGAATAAACTGTTCAAATGTAATGACTTTACTGTAGTAGAACTTTTACAAGGCGTTCAGATCAATGAATACGACCTTATCAAAAGAACAGATAAGTAAACTGGTTTTCAACGAGATACAAAAATCAGTTGACAAACCCATGGCGTTTTTTCAAATTTTTAAAAATAGTAAGGGAACAAGATTTACTGGATTAGGTTTCGATCTAGCCAGTTTTTTATGGAAAACGTATACCATAAAGCTGCCACAAGATTATAAGATTGTAAATAAAACTCTACTAATGCTGGATAGTAGAATGGAATGGCCCTACTATCTTAGTAAGAAAAAACTTATATTATTCAGTGAACTAGACGCTTTCGAATTCACATTATATGCAGGTGATATAAATTTATGGGCAAACAAGATTTAATTAATTTATTTACTGGCATCGGCTACGATGTTTTTACTAATGTTGTAGATGTCAAGCTAATAGAATCAATCAATAGAAAAACAGATCTATTAGTTCCGCATCGCGGTCATGCCATGGATCACAAATATTACCCTGCTGATAAAATATCCGAGTGTAAAGATTTAGCTGTTTGGTGGAGTCAAGAATTAAGCGGGTGGCCTGAGACTCAAGAAATTACTCGTCAACTTATTAATACAATAGGTTCTATGTTTGACGAACCAGCATCTTATATCGCAGACATTATTACAAACGAACCTGGTAATACACATATAAAGCCACATATAGATAGTCCATATAGATTCCCCAAATGGTGGGATGAGGATGAATTATTGGGTGTACAATGTATATTACCCTTGTGCGAATTTACTAAAGAAAATGGTGGCACTGGACTATTGCCAAATAGTCATAATACTCGTTGGGTAGTCAAAGACAGTTATGCGGGGAAATATAATGAAGAGTTCTTAGCCGGAGTCGATCAACCCAAAATGATGCCGGGAGACGCACTAATTTACCATCCGCGCACACTTCACAGCACAATGCCCAATAACACCGATGTTCCACGTAGAGCATTACTAATACATATAACCAGCAAAGAAATGGCAAGACTACTACAATTAGAAGACACAATTTGGCAAGAAGAATCAAAAAAGATGTCAACTAATAAGTGAGCTGCCGCGTTATATATATGTAGGGACAAAAATGTCACTATAGTTCATTAATCAAAAGGAAACTTAAAATGAAAAATCTTATCGCCACCCTAATCGTTGCATTTGCCGCAACATCTGCTTTTGCTTCTGCACCAGCTAAAGTAGAAGAAGTTAAGAAGCCTGCTGCCGCTACAGCACCGGTTCCTGCTACACCAAAGGAAATGCCTAAGGTAGAAAAGCCAAAGACAAAAGCTGAAAAAGAAGCTGAAGCAAAGGCAAAGGCAGCTAAACCAGCAGACACTAAAAGTGCTACACCTGCACCAGCACCTGCTGTCAAAGCAGACGAAAAGGCTGTTACTAAGCCTGCCGCAACTCCAGCCAAGTAATTTTGAATTAGACGATGAAGATCTAGATA